ATATAGTATTATGATATTGTCAAAAGTGTATGACGAAGCACAGCCTTGAGGGAGAAATCCTTCAGGGCTTTTATAATGCATGGAGGTGTAACAATGCCAAGCAAACCAAAGAAACCGTGTGCTTATCCAGGCTGTCCTGCGTTAGTGACCGGGCGGTATTGTGAAGAGCATGCAAGAAAAGCAAACAGCGACTATGAAAAGTTCGGCAGAGATAAGAATACCAAACGCCGTTATGGTCGTGCATGGAAAAGAATCCGTGATAAGTATGCTGTAGAGCATCCGTTCTGTGAGCAATGCTATGAGCGCGGAGTTCTGGTCCCTACAGAAGAGATCCACCACAAGCTGCCGCTGAGTGAAGGTGGCACACATGATCGGAGCAATCTGATTGCGTTGTGCAAGTCGTGTCATTCACAAATACATGCGAAGCGTGGGGATCGCTGGCATGACCGGTAGGGGGTATCGAAATCTCTACAGACCTAGCTCCTATAGAACGGCGGGTGGGTCAAACGTGTGCAGTCGCAAAATGAAAAGTGAAAAATCAGGGGAAGGAGGGATGCCCGATGGCAGGAAGAAAACCAAAGCCAACAGCGGTGAAAAAACTGGAAGGAAATCCGGGAAAAAGAAAACTGAATGACAAGGAACCAATGCCGGTTAAGGGGATGCCTACATGCCCGGCATGGCTGATGCCAGAAGCAAAAGCTGAGTGGAAACGTCTTGCAAAACAGCTGTCAGAAATGGGAGTTTTGACAGAGGTGGACAGAACTGCCTTTGCAACATACTGTCAGTCTTATGCAAGATGGAAGGAAGCGCAGAGCCATATTGATGCTGACGGTTCAACCTATGAAACTGAAAATGGTATGAGAAGACCTGATCCGTGGGTCAGCATCTGTAACACAGAACAGAGACTTATGATGTCTGCGGCTGCAGAGTTTGGTCTGACACCATCTGCCAGGTCAAGAATCATGGCAGCATCCGGTGTGAATAAGGATGATGTTGATGAGATGGAGGCATTGCTTGGGGGTGATTCTTAATGGCAAGGGAAACAAGACCTAAGGATTATCCGAAACTAAAGAATTATAAGCCTACAAGATTTATGCTTCCGACTTCTCATTATGATAAGGCGAAAGCTGATAGGGCAGTAACTTTTATTGAGAATCTGTGCCACACCAAAGGTAAGTGGTCAGGTACAAGGTTCTGGCTGTTGCCCTGGCAGGAGCAGCTGATCCGAGATATCTTCGGTATTGTAAAAGCAGATGGAAACAGACAATTCAGAACAGCTTTTGTTGAGATATGCAAGAAGGTGGGTAAGAGCGAACTGGCAGCAGCAATCGCTCTTTATTTATTGTATGCGGATAATGAGCCAAGTGCAGAGGTGTATGGTGCTGCGGCTGACCGGCAGCAGGCATCCATTGTATTTGATGTAGCAAGGCAGATGGTTGAGATGTCACCGGCTCTGATGAAGAGAAGTAAGCTGATGTCTGCAACGAAGCGTATTGTCAATTATGGCAATGCCGGCTTTTATCAGGTGCTTTCTGCTGAGGTAGGCAGCAAGCATGGTTTTTCAATTTCGGGACTTGTGTTCGATGAAATTCATACACAGCCGAATCGTCAGCTGTATGACGTACTTACAAAATACAGTTCTGATGCGAGACAGAATCCGCTTCACTTCATTATTACCACGGCTGGTAATGACCGGCATTCGATAGCTTTTGAATTACACACAAAGGCAATTGATATTCTGGAGGGCAGGCGTGTGGATCCAACCTTTTATCCAGTGGTCTATGGACTTAAGGATGATGAGGATTGGGAGGATGAAGCTAACTGGTACAAGGTGAATCCTTCTTTAGGATATACCGTTGATATTGAAAGACTGAGGGATGCTTACCGAGAAGCAAAGCAGAATCCGGCAGATGAGGTGACATTCAAATGGCTCAGAATGAATATGTGGGTATCGAGTACAACATCATGGATTCCGGATGCAGTTTTTATGAAAGGCGATGAGCCAATAGATATGAGATTGCTGGAAGGAAGAGATTGCTATGCTGGTCTTGATCTTTCAAGTACAGGAGATATTACAGCACTTGTGTTGATATTTCCGCCGAGGGATGTGGATGAGAAATACATTCTGGTTCCATATTTCTGGGTACCGGAAGAAACGATTCCACAGAGAGTAAAGGCAAATTCAGTTCCTTATGATGTGTGGGAAAAGCAGGGGCATCTGTTGGCAACAGAAGGAAATGTGATTCACTATGACTTCATTGAGAGGTTCATCTGTGACCTGGCTGAGAAGTATCACATATTGGAAATTGCAGTGGACAGGTGGAATGCTACTCATATGATTCAGAATCTGGAGGATGCAGGATTTACAATGGTTCCGTTTGGACAGGGTTTTGCCAGTATGAGTACACCGACCAAGGAATTCTACAGACTTCTGATGGAAGGTCAGATTGTTCATGCAGGACATCCGGTACTCAGGTGGATGGCAGGAAATGTTGTGATTGAAACAGATGCTGCGGAGAACATCAAGGTGACAAAGGCTAAGTCAAAGGAGAAGATTGATGGAATTGTGGCATCGATTATGGCTCTGGACAGATGCCTTAGAAATCAGGGGGAACAGCAGGGCAGTGTTTATGACCAGAGAGGCATATTGGTTTTGTGATGTGAGAAATACTTATTTTTTGAGGAGGCAGTATGGGATTATTCAGTAATATGTTTAGGGGCAGGGATGCTCCTGCAAATAGAACAGCAGGCAGCAGTTATTCCTTCTTTATGGGAGGAAGCAGTGCAGGAAAGAACGTGAATGAGCGTTCTGCAATGCAGATGACGGCAGTGTATGCCTGCGTAAGGATTTTGTCAGAGGCGATTGCAGGACTTCCGCTTCATATGTATCAGTATCTGGAGAATGGCAGTAAGAAGAAGGCGACAGAGCATCCACTTTATCATTTGATTCATGATGAGCCGAATCCGGAGATGACAAGCTTTGTGTTCAGAGAGACTTTGATGACGCATTTGCTTTTGTGGGGAAATGGTTACTGCCAGATTATCAGGAATGGTAAGGGTGAGGTCATTGCGCTGTATCCGTTGATGCCGAATCGTATGACGGTGGATAGGGATGCAAATGGCAGACTTTATTATCAGTACCAGAAGAGTTCTGAGGATGCTCCGACGATGGATGGTTCCACTGTGATTTTAGATCCTTCGGATGTGCTTCATATTCCGGGACTTGGCTTTGATGGTTTGGTGGGGTACAGTCCGATTGCAATGGCAAAGAATGCGATTGGTCTTGCAATAGCTGCAGAGGAGTACGGCTCTAAGTTTTATGCGAATGGGGCAGCTCCTTCCGGTGTGCTGGAGCATCCGGGAACCTTAAAGGATCCTGCAAGGGTGAGGGAAAGCTGGAATGCGGCATTTGGCGGAAGCAGTAATGCGCACAAGGTTGCCGTGCTGGAGGAAGGTCTTAAGTATTCGCCGATTTCTATTAGTCCGAATGAAGCACAGTTTTTGGAAACAAGAAAATTTCAGATCAATGAGATAGCTCGAATTTTTCGGGTGCCGCCGCACATGGTTGGTGACCTGGAGAAGTCGAGCTTTTCTAATATTGAGCAGCAGTCCCTTGAGTTTGTGAAGTACACGCTTCGGCCTTGGATTATCCGTTGGGAGCAGAACCTGCAGAAGGCGCTTCTTACAGAAGAAGAGAAGAAAACTTATTTTTTTATTTTCAATGTGGAAGGTTTGCTCCGTGGTGATTATCAAAGTCGAATGCAGGGTTATGCCACTGCAAGACAGAATGGCTGGATGTCGGCAAATGATATCAGGGAACTGGAAAACCTGGATAAGATTCCTGTCGAAGAGGGCGGGGATATGTATCTGGTAAATGGAAATATGATGCCTCTTGAAATGGCAGGGGCAGCGTATGCAAAGGCTTTTGAGGATAGAACTCCAGAGGATGAGGCTGAGCAGGATAAGGGTAAGGCAAGCAAGTCCGGGAGAACGGTGAGAAAGAGAGAAGGAGGATAAATTCGAAATGAAGAACAAGAAGTTTTGGAACTGGACGAATCAGACCAGTCCACCAGACGCAGAGGTTGGCGCTGAAAGAGTGCTGGAAATCTACGGAACTATAGCGGAGGAATCCTGGTTTGAGGATGATGTTACGCCACAGATGTTTCGTGATGAGCTTTTTGCAGACAGCGGACCGGTAGTGATTTGGTTAAATTCGCCTGGTGGTGACTGTATTGCAGCAAGCCAGATTTATTCCATGCTGATGGATTATCCGTCTGATGTAACCATCAAGATTGATGGTATTGCAGCTTCGGCGGCATCGGTGATTGCTATGGCAGGAACTAAGGTGTTGATGGCACCTACGGCTCTTATGATGATTCATAATCCGATGACTTTTGCATTTGGTGACCACGGTGATATGCAGAGAGCAATGGAAATGCTGGATGAGGTAAAGGAGAGCATTATCAATGCCTATGAAATCCGCACTGGCCTTAGTCGTGCTAAGCTGTCACATCTGATGGATTCAGAAACCTGGATGAACGCGAATAAGTCAATCGAGCTTGGTTTTGCAGATGACATTCTGGTGGATGAAAAGAGAGTTTCCGGAGAGGAAGCATTTGCCTTTAGCGCAAAGGCAGCACAGGTATCACTTATGAATAAGCTGACAAGACCTGTGAAAAAAGATGGATTGAAAGCTGATCCTGCGAAGGCGGCAGCCATCAATAAACCTGAGAGTCAGGACAATGTAATACCTGTCGAGGAGACGGGAACACCTATTGATGATCTCGAAAAGAGATTAAGTTTGTTGAAATAATGGAGGGTATTTAATCATGAGTAAGGTAATTGAGTTAAGAAATCAGAGAGCAAAGGCTTGGGATGAGGCAAAGAAGTTCCTGGATTCCCATAGAAATGAAAAGGGTATTCTTTCTGCGGAAGATACCGCTGCTTACGAGAAGATGGAGCAGGAGATTGTGGATCTCGGTCATGAGATCGAGAGACAGGAAAGAGCGGATGCATTGGAGCGTGAGCTTGCTGCACCGGTCACAACTCCTATCACTGCAAAGCCTGAGGCTCGTAAGGTTGATGAGAAAGTTGGTCGTGCATCGGATGCTTACAAGAAGGCATTCTGGAGCCAGGCAAGAGCGAAGGATGGCGTAGGTTATGATATCCGCAATTCTCTTTCCGAAGGTGTGGACAGTGAAGGTGG